AGTGTCCTCTTATAAAATATACACCCTCACTTATATAAGCAGCAGATCCAATGTCAGTAGAATTTACTGGAAGTAACTGTGCAAATGGTGATCCAACTTCGATCAAACTGTTACCGAAAGTTATCTCATTTTCACATATCAACTGTTCGTTATTACCAAACTTCTTTGTAGTAGCGTCAGATGTTGTGTCTCCTGACTCAACATACTTAATATAGAATGTGATATATCCTCTTGTACTTGTTGTTGCTGGAATAGAGAAAAGAACCTTTGCCTTGATGCCAGTGGTAAGACCCTCTACAATTTTTCCATTTAACTGTGTACGATATGTCTCTACGTCTACTCCTAAGAATGACTGCTGGATTATTAAACAATCTACGTTAAGGTCATATCCAACTTGACCTGGGATAACCATTGCACCTTCTTTGAAAAGGTGTGATCCCATTGCTTCCACTTGGTTCTGCAAAATAGATTGCATAGTGGTAAGTTCTCTCGCTTGGATTGGGAATCCTGGTCGAAAGAGAACTCTGTAAAAGTTTTTGTCCTTATCAAAGTCATCAAAATAAGGAGCTATATTCAGATTGGTATTCTGTGGCATCTTAGAACTCGATTACGATTTTAATATCTTCAATTTGGTCACCAGCACGAGAGATTGCTCCTCTGTTATCTATGTAGATAATCTCTCCTGAGTTAGGATCGATCTCTGGTTTCGCATAACCATTAGTAAAGGACATACCTAAGTCATATTCAGTGTTGTTGATGACTCGGGTCGAGATACCAGATACAACTGGGAAGTTGATATCAGGATCAGCGGATGTACCAGAAGTAGCACCTGTGACAGGGTTACCTCCTTCAAATTCTGTTAGGTTACCAGTAATTTCTGGGAACACACCATCAATTCTGTTTTGATAATACTTCAAAACTTTTGTTGTGGTATTCCATGATATAACACGACCTCTTGCAGTTACCTGTTGTCCACCTACGGTTCTTGACTGTGTAATAATCTCATCAGTTGAGAACGTACCTGTGAAGGTAGGTGAGAAGATAACAGCACGAGTAGCAGACAACGTAATAGCAGATGTCAGTTCTGTCGTACCATACTGGTTTGGGTTTATAACAAGACCGATACGACGGTAGTCGTTATCAGTTGGGAAGTCACCTGATCCTTCATCATAAGTGAACTTCGTGTTGATCATAACTCTGTAACCACCAAGTTCTTTGGTAGGATCAGAACCATGACCTAATTCTGGGGGAATGATAACGTCAATAGCAGCACCAGTACCTGTACCAGCACCAATACCATTAACCTCATCAATGATGATTTTACCGAAGGTGTAACCAGAACCACCAGATGTCACAGTAGCGGATACAACCTTACCACCGTCAACAACAAGTGAAACTCTACCACCAACTCCATCACCTTTTATTGGTACGTTTTCATATGTACCATTGTTGTAACCTGTACCAGATGCTTGAATAACAACAGTATCAATCTCTCCTCCAACAGCATCACCTGTAACAGCAACGTCTGCAAGTACAGGCATGTAGTCATTCGAGAAGAATTTTAAGACCTGACCAACAGGGATCGTATACAGATACTTCCAACGATAACCATCGGAAGTCGTAATAATAGATGTAGAGGTGCCAGTTGGCTCAACAGTAGAAGGTTTACCGTTAGGATCACTAGGACTTGTACCATTGTAAATGCACTTATAGACCTGATACTGCGAGTTAACAACGTAAAAATCTGCGTCATATAACTTAGTCGCACCACTGGATGCGGTCTTAGTGGAACTATAATCATGACGATACATGTCATAAACATAACCAAGTCCACCAGTAGTCTGCTCTGGGGGAGTCCAGTCAATTCGTCTTACCACTTGAATCGTGTCATTTGCTAGTACACGTTTCAGTGAAATCATGTCTGAGAATGTATCACTAAACTCTTGGAAAGAATCAACGGGAGTCGGAGGTGCGTTTTCATTATCCCACTCTTGTGGACGTCCTATGAAAACATACAAACGATCTCTGTTGGATCCTGCTTGCAAGTCAGATTGAGTCGCATCAGCACCCTCCAAAGATTTTATGAATCTTTTAGCAGTGAAAATTCTAAATTGGTCGGTTAGGAGTGCCATTGTTTAGTTTACCTTCCTTTTATTTATAGTGGTTACTCTTGCTCTTTTCTGACAAGGTTAGTATATTCTTGTGATACAAACACACCGTTGGCACCCGAACTGCCTCCGTTTAGTGTATCAGAAGTTGTAAATTTGTAATTTGATACGTTGTTGGTTATGGTTTGTACCTTTAAAAATACATATCCAAAGTCATCAACAGCAGATTGTGCCTCTGCTACGATAGCAGTAACACCAGTTGTTGAACCAGTTACTGTCTCACCAACAGTGAATGTATTTTGAACATTTCTCAACTTAATAGTTGATAGAGAAGTATGCTCAATACCATCATCTAATGCTCCTGCTTGCTGCACAGATGCAGTTAGTGGAACTAAACTTGAATCATATAATTGGTCTGCTTGCTGGAACAGTGTAGTGTTCTGTCCACCAACAGTTTCCTCAATACCATATAGTGATGATGCTATACCACCATCAAGACTGATTTCATTCTCATAATCTGTACCAGTATTTACTAGGTCAGGTATTCCATCACCAGCACCTTGTAATTCATCATCATCTTCAAATCTCTTTCCTTCTAATACACCAAGAGGACTCTCGAATGTAACAATAGAAGATGTCTCATCATCAATAAGGACGTGTGGTGCCTCTCCTGTCTCAGTAGATGATGCAGTACCACCAATAAATTGAATAACAGCAGTTCTTTCATTAGATCTACCACCATCAATAAATGCTAGTTCATCAACTTGGAAGATTAAGAATAGTTCTCTTGTCTCTGGACGCCAGTCATATACGATAGCAACCTTATTAGTTTTATCTTCCTGTACTCTTCTGACTCTATCAGATACAGTAAACTGATAACCAGATATACCAGTTGTAGGATCATCAGCGAGACCGTCCAGCAACACACGCTGGTCATATCGGAAGTTAATACCTCTATCACAACCAGTAAATGATATAGGAGTTTTACCTGTATACCTGACAATCTCTCTACCTATTTGGAACTTACCAGATCCAGGGAAAGCATCAGTTGTCTCAACATATATTGTGCTATCAGTCGCAGTTGCATTACGAATCAATGCAGTTATCTCAAAGAATGCAGATACTAATGATGTTCTATTTCTCTGAGTTCTAATTAAGTTTGTATCTCTTGTAAAGATTACACTAGGAGGAGAAGTATATCCACCACCAGGGTTCAATATATTAATTGCAGTAATCTTACCAAGATTTATTTCTGCCTCTGCCTGAGCACCAGATCCACCACCACCAATAAGTTGGATAAGAGGAGGAGTCTCAAAGAACTCACCAGGGTTTGATACTGTTATACTCTCAACTGTACCGAATTGATTTACTTCACAAACACCAGTAGCATTTTGTCCACCACCACCAGATATAACCAGAGTAATATCTTCCGCTGTGTATGATCTACCATTGTTCTCAACAGATAAACCTGTTACCTGTCCAACAGTAGGTACAAGTTCAGCACCAGATCCACCACCACCTTCTAGTCTTGCACTAGCACTAAAATAACCATCACCAGGTCTAGTGACTTGGATATAGTTTATAGAACCAGCAGGAGCAATTATGTTACCCTGTTGATCTACAATATCACTTTCATTCAATATAATATTTGCATCTGCCTGTACGATATTACTTTCGTCAGATTCAATAAGAAGACGTAGTGGGTTATATCCCTCACCAGGGTCTATAACATCTACTGATAATATTTCACCATTATCAGCAATATTCGCTGCTAGTACAGCATCACGAATAGGGGTACCACAATTACCAATAGTTAATTTAGGAGGATCCGCAGCACTATAACCTGACCCAGGTGCAGTCACAATAACATCCTTCACACCGTATACACTATTGAATACAGGTCGAATTGATGCTCCGCTTCCAGGTACAGTTCTTGTCATTATACTACTACTATGTCTCCTTTCATATTACCGTGTATAGTGCACTGATAAACATACGTTGTACCAGCAGCAAGTGTTTGTGGGACTGTCCAGAACTGAACACCATTCACTGAACCACTGACATTAGAAACAGATGAACCACCATCAGATACCCTGATTGCTAGTGGGTGTCCACTTCCAGTTACATTATCAAATCTGTATGTAAATCCTCTGTACACATAGATTGTAGTATCCTGACCATTAGATATTCCAGGACCATTAACGATATAATAGTTTGAGTTACCATCTGATGTGAATGCATATGACACTGTTGGTGATGCAACTGCCTCATATGAACTTGTACCATATAGAAGTGACTGTCCTTCACTTGCACTGGGAAGAGCAACTGTATTTGTGATTGTAAGAGTATTACCTGACACAGCAGTTGAAACACCAGTACCACCAGCAATAGTTACAGAAGAATCAGAAGCAGCAGCAGTATAACTACCACTATCACCTGATATTGCTTGCAATACATTCTGTACTACGTTAGGTGAATCATTTGTTATGGTGATAGCACCAGCATTTGCATTTGTGGTAATTCCTGTTCCACCAGTAAATGTTAATGTATCAGTTGTAGTATTTGCTGTGATAGTTGCGTTGTCAGCACCTAGCGTTGCAAATATGTTTTGATCAGGTGCACCTAGTGAACCTGTCATGTTGATGGTTAATGTATCTCCTGTAAGTGAAGTTTCAATATTTGTACCACCAGCAATAATTAAAGTGTCGTTTGCAGCAGATGCAGTTGTTGTTCCTGTGTCTGCGTTAACAGTTTCAAATAAGTTTTGTGTGGTTCCACCACCTCCACCACCAGATTGCTGGTCGTTTGCTGGTTCCCACTTACTATTAGAGTCGTTCCATTTTAGAACTTGTCCATCAGAAGGACCACCATTGACAGTTGTATCTACATCAGTAAGTGCAGATATACCATCGTTATAGTCCATCAACTTGACCCATGCAGCAGCATGAGCGAAGTAACCTTTACCTGTGCCATGTACATGTGCAAACATACCATGCTGGTCTGTTGCACTAGGAAGATCTCCTTCTGTTGCATATGGAGCATACCACGTTAGATAACCTGTTGTGCCATCTATTCGTGTATAAGCTGACCCAGAACCGCCTGCTCTAAGATTAATATGCCCAGTTCCTGTTTGATGTATTGTAATAGCATCAGTTCCGTCAGAAACAATATCATTACCATTAGTGTCTAAATTACTGCTTAGTAAATTATAATCTGAACCACGGAAAGCAGGAGTCGGAGATGAAGTCCATTTAAGAACTTGCCCCTCAGTTATTCCCCCAGCGATGTCTATGAGAACATTTGTACTATCCCCTAGTTTATCGTAAATTTCTGTGAAATTAGCATTTGCCTTGATAGCACCATCACGCAGGGTGTCACCTGTGCCATCATTTGCAGAAGATCCAATCCCAATCGTTTGTTTTGCCATCTTTTTACAGTTTGTACAGTTTTATTTATGTGGCGTCGAAGGAAACTTGTGTGCTATCCAACTTCACGTTAGTTGATGAGAAGTCCTCAGCAGTTCCACCGCCAACACCAGTAACAGTTAATGTAGCGATTTCAGTTGTTAATGGTGAGTTTGTTGCTGGTGTTTGTCCAATAGGTCCTGCAATTACACAACGGAATTTGTATCCTGTCATGTATGATAATGCAGTGAATGAATATGAATTGCTTGTTGCACCAGTAACAACAGCAAAAGAGAATCCACCATCTGTTGATCTAAACCACTGATAAGATTTGGGACCATCTTCGGGTGATATAGCAGCAGTAACAACGAATGTGACTGTGTTTCCAGCAGCAGCAGTTGCGTTTGCTGGTTGTGCACCAATCTGAATAGTAGCAGGAGGTGCTTCTCCTCCTCCTGATGGAGGTGGTGGGGGTGCCTGTGCTCCGTTGTTAGGTGGTTGATCTATTGATTCCCTACATGTGAAACCCATCAAGTATGGGAATATTGCTTTCAAATTTGACTCACTATCTAACTCAGTAGATAAGAAATATGCATATGTTCCATTTGGATATTCTGGTGTTACACAGAATCTACCATTGTGATAATCTAATACACCAAGACCCTCTGCATACTCCCAGTCTTGCATCAGAGCACCAGCAGGAGGATTAAGTTGAGTAGTGCCATAGGTAGGTCTGCCTGCAACCTCTTCTGCTTTTACTCTATAAGAACTTGTTGCTAATGATATACCAGATCCATTGTTCCAAGGACTTGTGTAGAAATAAGGTCCATAGATAGGGAATCCATCAAATGCTATTCCAACCATCTTTGAGTGCCCATCTGGGTGCCTTAGATTGTCACCATTATACTGTGATGAACCATAGTAATCATTGTATGTTGACATGACAGCATTTGATTTCCAGCATGCCAAAAAGTCAGTGTCATGGTAATGATATTGTCCTGTCTGTTCTGGGTGTCCACCACAATTATCATCTCCAAAACTTACCACAGCATCTTCAAAGTGTGCATTCCAATTAAATCCTGCTGGGGGATTACCTCCATCACCAGCACTAGGATTAAAGAATACTACACCATTAGATGCTATACCAATAGCACCAAGAGGTGTTGCAACACGAGCATTTCTTTGATCATAATACTCTACTGTACCATTTTGATCAGAAGCAAAGTCTACAATAAGTTGTAAATTATTACTTGTCTCTCTCCAAAACTCCCCAGCAATAGCAGTCTGAGTTGTCCCTCTGTATATGAATACTTGTTTACGTTCGTTAGCAGTGTCCTTATCGAATACAAATAGAATCCTATCACCGACTCTAATCTGTCCACTGGATTCTGTTCCGAGCAGCGTATTGTCGTTAGCCGAGAGAGGTAATGATACTAGATATCCATTCTGTGTGTATGTGGCATCATCAAACGTTCTTGTAACACCAAATGTACCACCTCTAAAATAAAAGTCATGGTCAAAGTCTTGCTCAGTTACAGAACTAGGATTATTCGCATTAGGAAACGTACCATAGAGTACAGGGTTTGGTAAACCATCTGCTGATACATCTATGATTCGTGTTGCTGGATTGTAGGTTGCGGTCCCTGCCATGATTTATTTATTGGAAGAGTTGATTAGGTGTGAAGTTAGAAATTACAGTAGCACCAGTCTGTACTGTTAGGATTACAGAGTTGGAGTAAACAGGTTGTGCACCAGCAGCGGTGATAGCAACTCTGAACTCATCACCATCATCTGCCTGTTCAGCAGCGTTAGATGTGTAAACTGCTTGTGTAGAACCAGTGATGTTTGACCATGCAGTTTCACCATATTGCTTACGCTGCCACTGATAGTTAAGAGGTGTAGTTCCTACACTGTTATCAGATTGTAATCTGAATGATGCGTCTACTGTGAATGATGCAGTCTGACCTTGGTTAACAGTTACGTTTGTTGGTTGAGCATTGATAACAATATAACCAGCAACGATAACGATTGGATTACCATCTGCGTCTGTACCCTGTCCAAGGTATGTGTCAAATCCACCGTTAACACCACCACCAGTAGGTGCAACGAAATCATCTTCAACAGTTGTCTCTACAACAACATCAGGTAATGCATAACCAATACCAGCGTTCTTAACAACGATACTTGATATACCCATCAACGCACGAACACGACCATCAAATCCAGTAGATGATATGACATCAACTTGTGGACGTGATGTATAACCATCACCAGGTGTTGTGATTATTGCTTTTGTTATTTCACCAGATTTGATTGTTGATAACGCAGCAGCGTCACGACCCTTAACAGTTCCTGTGTACTCAAAAGTAATTAAGGAGTTTGAAGATTCGATCAACGCAACTTCACGAGGAGAACCTTCTCCGTCAATCTCTAATACGTCTCCTGCTTCGATAGGAGGTACAACAGTTGCAGCGATAACGTCAGCATCAGAACCAATATATGAGAATGCTACGAATGTAGATCCTGCACGAGGAGTTTCAGCAAAGATTATTCTCGAACCAACAAGTTCGTAACCTATTCCAGGTTCCTGTATAACACCGTTCAATGAACAGATGATATTGTTCTCTGGAA